ACCTTCAGTGATTTTATAGTCAACTAATTCCATCCATTCTTTCATTGTAATCATTTGTAAACCTTTGTATCAAAAATGATTAATGCACCTATGATAAGAAATAAAATTCCAGTCATAGTGTGACCAACACTAACATCAGCAAGTCCAGTAAGGACGTTTAAAACACCAATTGTATAGCCAATTGGTTTGCGGTATCTATCAAATAATTCTACAAATTTGTTCATTGTTCATATCCTTGTTTAAGTATTGCACGTTCTTGTTCCCATTCAGCCATTTGTTTAGCTCGTTCTTGTTCACGCTTGTCTAAGCATGGTTGGCACATTGTTCGAACCCACCCATTATCACTGCTACGTTCGGCAGTATTACCACATGATTCGCATGTACACCCACTCATGCTTTCGGCCATACGCACCATACCGTCAATGACATCATCACCGCCAGTGTAGTAAAACCGTAGTGTGCCAAACTTTTCTTTAACTTGATCCAGCGTTACTTGAGGAATTTCTGGAGGAACTTCTTGTAACGGTTGAGTCATAAACTCTTCTGCACGTTGTTTAATGTAGTCTGCACTAATGCCTTTGTTAGCATATTCTTCGGCCATCAAGTCTGCAAACAATTCGGCATTACCTGATTGCCCCGCTTCACGGATTTTGTTGAATCTAATAACAACTTCACGCTGACGGTTCCGCCAATCGATATGATGCTGTATATTACCCATGAGGTTATTAATGATGTTAAACCAACCATCACCGCAATCAAAACCCCAGCACATACAAGTTTCTGTCATGGGCTTATTACGATTAACCATCATCTTGGGATAGTTTTTACACAGTTGTTCGTCTAGTTCTTGTCTCATTGTTCCTCCGGAACTTCTACGAAATCTTTAATAATTAGATCTAATGCTTCAATCCTACGGATATTACCTGCTACATCTTCTGGATGAAGCCAATAACCCGTAGGATTACTTTCAGTTTTAGGATTCTTTTTCCATTTTTTCAATTCGCTTTTCAAATACGCTCTGTAGTCTCTAAGGTTAAGAGCAGTAATTCGATCAGCAGTTTCACCATCGATCCATTGATGCGGTTTATGTTTAGACTTGCTCATTGCGCTACCTTTACATAATTAAGCCTAGTTACATCATTTTCGTGTTTCCAATGTTTATGATAACCTTTTACTTTGGCTTTGACAATGACTGCTGGACCAATTTCAAGATTAGTCTTACTGACCCAAGCGGCCATTTTGTTGTTAATTATAGCATCAATATTAAATCCTTCAAAGTTTTTTGACTTAACTGATGAAATAATTTCTGCATCCAAATCTTTAATCCAAGTGTCTATGTCTGCCAAATGGCCTTCATCGACACTCTTTGCAGCTTTTTTAACTTTGGTTTGTGCAACATCTCGAATCTGAACACTAGGCAAACAGGCAACATAACCAAATTGATTTTGCTTTACAGTTTCACCATTCAAAATGGTATTCACATTGGTTTGGAAATCGTTTTCGCCTTCGATAGCTCCAAACATGAATTTTCGAAAATGCTTTTTGACATCCTCTGCCCTAGTAATATCCTCTTCGGTTATTTTAAGTGGCATAGGTGCATCCTTAGGATCAGCAGTCCAGATTGCAGGATCCAGGGTGCAGAGCATGAGAAGTTTATTTGAGTGTTTGGTAAACAGAAACTTACCGTCTTCTGCCCAAATATTTTCATTTTCTTTGATATATGCGCCATTAATCCGTTGAGCTGCACAAGCCAGCTCAAGAACTTGTTGGGTTGGGTACTCTTTCATGTCGCTCTCTGGGTGAGTTAATATACTGTGTATTTTACATGAAAATGAAGTCAGTGTCAACCTTCTTTAGTCGTACATAGACTTTTTTGATTAGCTGTTTTATAACAGGATCATTTTGGTTTGGGAATTCACCTTTATACATGCCCAAACAAGGACTGGCATATTGGTTATGAAATCTCAGCCTGCTTAGTGTTTCTACATTGTGCAGATAGCGGAGTGCTCGTGTCTTGCCTAAACTACGGCAAAGTTCTATTGCAATAGAAATAGAGTAAGCATCTATTTCTTCAGGATCTGCCAAATACTCTTTGTGTTCAGGACCTCGTTCAACACCTAATTTAAATTTACGTTTTCGATATTGCCTTTGGTGCCGCAATTCATGAACAACAGTATCGAAAATCTGTATTAGTAATTCTGTAGAATGTTTTGGGAACCAAACGTGATCTTTTGGAAAGTTATGAGTAATAACTAGTTCGATACAAACATCACCTTCTTCATCATCTACTGGGTCGTAGTATCCGTTGGCATAAAACACTTCGGATAATAAATTCTTGTCTCGACGAGTTTTAACTTTAAGTTCAATATCGTTGAGTCTGAATTCTTTTCGAACTTGGTTGAGCAACTTTTGGAAACTTAGGCCTGATTTTGTGCTAGATCTTATTGAATTGCATATAGCACAAATAGTTTCCATTACGCTGTTCATAGTTACAACCTATAAGTTACCCTACCTTTTGTTAAATCATAAGGGCTAACTTCAATTTTAACCGAGTCCCCTAAAATGATTCTTATCTTGTGTTGCTTTAATTTTCCGCCCATATAACAAAGTAAAGTATTAGGCATGTTATCTACCTTAACTCTAAACATGTTTCCGGGTAGTACTTCGTCAACTTGTCCAACTAGTTCAATAATATCGTCTTTTGCCATTATACTTTGGTGACGACGATTTTACCGTCTTCAACTTTAATATCCAATGTGTCTCCTTCTTTCCAGCCTGTAAGTTCTAAAACTTCATCTGGAAATTTCATCATAACATTATCAGGATCTCCAGGAATTTCCTGAAAAATATCCTCTGCTGTAAAAATAAATTTTTCGTTTTGTTCCATAGGTTGTATTTAACTATAAATTAGTTGTCTTCGTATGGTACTGGAAACCAACCTAGTCTGTCAAGATCTGTGGCAATCTCATCTGTAATAGTTCCTTCTGGTACGTATTTCTTTGCGGCCATATAACGATCGCCTTCTTCCAGATCATAAGTAGCAAGTCCGCCCATGCCACTACAATACCAATCCATATAGTCGCCACCTTGGTTTCTAAGACGTGCTACAATGCCGCCGGCGCCGCGCCAACTGGCATGCCATAAATCTTTATCTCGGTCTTGTCTAATAGCAGGCCACAATTCTTTTGGGCACCATTGCATATTACACCATGCCGCATATAAATTTTGAGCATAGTCGTCCCGAGACCGAATCTTGTTTAAGATTTCGGCGTCTCGATAAATGTCTTCAACTAAATCCCTCAATGGTATGCACCTCTAAAACAATGCAGAACTTCGTGTCCTAAATTATGAATACTTGCCATTTTTGGAGTGTAAATTACACATTCTTTGCCCTCCCAAAATGAACAGGCTTGAACATCAAAACGCCATACTTTACCACCGCGTTTTTTATTTTCGGCAGCACATGCCGCATTGACGTCTTTGACTACAACCCATTTTAGATGAACTTGTGATACTTCATTTTGAGTTACGTCAAATTTTGAATCTGGATCTTGCCAGTTCCATGCCCAAGCGGTATTAGCAATAAGTAGTAAACCAAAAAGTGCCTTTTTCATCTGTGCCTCTGTGTGTTGTTAATATGGTGTAGACGGTAGGATTCGAACCTACAAAGCCGTCATATTGACTAGGCCCAGGCCCCCTGTGGCCGTTCGTTACACCACAGGGGAGGTCTACCAATTCCACTCACGTCTACTTGCATAGTATATATTCAATTCTGGGCAAAGTCAAGTTATTTTGGTACCCGTATAAACTACAGTTAAATATCAGTAATGAATTTTAACCAAATACCTTTTGAAAATATTGTTCGTTTTGGACAGAGAACTATGTTGGACCGACCACTATTTTCTGTGAGTTGGATACTCGGACGTTTTTGTAATTATAATTGCAGCTACTGTTGGCCTTATGCACGAAGTGATAGTGTTGACCATCGAACACTGGAAGTCTACACTTCTGTAGTTGATGAAATAAAACGACAAGCAAGAGCTAATGGTTTTAACGAATTTCACTGGAGTTTTAGTGGCGGAGAGCCAACTGCTTATAAAAATCTTTTGGATCTAGTACAGCACTTGGACGAAAAAGAAAGTTCGTACCAAAGTATCCATATGACTACTAATTTAAGTCCAGGAAGCAAATGGTGGAAAACTTGGTGTGATAAAACAGGACTGTTACAACGTAGAAGTATAACTGCCAGCTTCCACGACGAGTTCGCTAAAGAACAAGAGTTTGGCGATAAGTGTTTACAGTTACAATACGAACTAGTTCATGTTACTATTAACCAAGTAATGGTTCCTGAAAAGTTTTATGAACTGTATGAGCGTATGGAACGTTTCCATAAACGTGGAATTAATGTAACTCTTAAACCACAAAGTGATCCAACTGCTAGTCATATAGTAGACGGATATACCGATGACATGATTAAACTAATGCAAGAAGGATTCCCACAAAAGTCGCAAGGAGAAGAAGTTTATCAAATTCGCCTAAATGACGGAGTGAAAGACTACTACTTTGACCAAGCAGAAAGATTTAATGCTTTTGGATTTAATAAATTTCAAAATTGGACTTGCAATAGTGGTTATCAAAGTGTTATAATTAGAGGTAACGAAGTTAAGCGTAGTTACAGTTGCCATGACGAACCGTTAGGTACACTAGAACACTTTGAATTATTTAAGGAACCTAGACGCTGTATTACACCTACTTGTGTAAGCTCAGCGGATAGTAAAATACCAAAATGCAAATAGACTTAGAACATTTACACTACTGGATGTGTGCCATTCGCGAAAGCAAAGATCCTATGCGTACTCTTGATGCTTTCTGGCAAGGGCAGTTAAAAAGTAAAGACTGGTTAATTGAAAACTTGGTCTATTACATCTACCCAGAACGTAACAAGGAATTAGACTTTCCAGTAAGTGTTGACATACACGGAGGTTGGGTAGGAGTTTTAGCCAGTATGTTGTTTCAATCTGATCTTCCTATCAGCAACATTCGTAGCGTTGATATAGATCCTAACTGCGAGTCTGTTGCTACGATGATGAACAAAAAAGAAGAAATAGAAGGACGTTTTAGAGCAGTAACAGCTGATATGTGTACACTACGCAGTGATGCTGATATTATTATCAATACCAGTTGCGAACACATTACACAAGATCAATATGATCTGTGGCTCAGTGGACATCCTCACAACAGTTTACTAGTTCTCCAGAGCAATAATTACAACATTCCGGAGCACGTTAGAATTGCCAACGACTTAGAAGAATTCAAACAACAATGTCATGTCAAAGTGTTATGGGCAAGAGAACTAGTTTTACCTTTATACACAAGGTTTATGATTATAGGTCAAAATGTATAATTTAAACCAAATCAAAACAGTTCATTTGGAAGTAACTAGCCGATGCCAGGCTACTTGTCCTATGTGTGCAAGGAATATTCAAGGGTTAGATAATCCTTGGTTAGAATTAGATGAAATTACTCTTGATCAATTCAAACAATGGTTTCCTGTTGATTTTATAAAACAGTTAGATAGATTGTATATGTGTGGTAACTTAGGTGATCCTATTGTTGCAAAAGACACACTGAAGATTTTTCAATACTTAAGAGAAACAAATCCAACTATTTCTTTAAGCATGAATACAAACGGCTCTGCAAAGAGTTGGCATTTCTGGAAAGGACTTGCTGGATTAAAAGTACATGTTCGATTTGGTATTGATGGGTTAATTGATACTCATAGTTTATATCGCATTGGTACAGACTGGGTAAAAATTATAGACAATGCTAGACTGTTTATTAATGCAGGAGGTGAAGCAACTTGGGATATGCTGGTATTTGAACATAACGAGCACCAGGTAGAAATTTGTAGAGAATTAAGTGAACAGTTAGGTTTTAAAAACTTTGTATCTAAAAATACATCTCGTTTTAGAGAGGACAAGTTGCAGGTGCTAAACAAAGATGGCACAACTAGTCATGTATTATTTCCTTCTATTAAAAGCAAAAAAATATCTAAGTTACTTGGAACAGACGAACCTGCAGAAATTTCCTGTAAAGTTTTGAATGAGAAAAGCATATACATTAATGCTAAAGGACAAGTGATTCCTTGTTGCTGGCTTGATTATAATGCTATGTTGCCTATACACCCATCTCGAGTAGACATGTTGGATAAAGGTATTAAGTTTGAAACTTTAAAAGAAAAAACACTAGATGAAATTTTCGGTGAAAAAACATTTACCACTATTAGAGATAGCTGGGGTACTAGTCCAGTCCGCGAATGTAGTAGACAATGCGGAAAAATTGATAAATTCAATGAGCAGTTCAATTAGGATAAATGATGGAAACCGGAATAGTAAAATGGTACAATGATGCTAAAAAGTATGGCTTCATTACTGCCGACAAAGATAATGCAAACATCTACGCAGAACGATGGGATATTAAAAATGATCCGCAAACTATGTTTGAATTGCAACGTGTAGAATTTGACAGGATTGAAACTGATACAGGTCTGAAAGCAATCAACATTAACGTTATTCAACTTGAAGAACATAAGATGCTAGAGCTTCCTCGTATTAGTGTTTTTGATAACTTATTAACTGCTGAGTTTTGTCAACGTTTAATAGAAAAACATTCTCAAGCAGGAATGAACCCTAACAGCGGTTATCAAAGCCGTGTTGAATCCTATGCACAAGTTACAGAAGAAGTAGAGGATCGGGGAATTAGTTTAGGAGTTGATCCTTACGATTACGATGTATTGGCAACAGCTATTGTGCAAGCCGCACGAATTCCTTATAGTCACATAGAAGCCATCGATGTATACAATTACGAAACAGGACAGTTTCTTGCATACCATCATGATTACCCTTATGATCCAAGACAGATTAATTATTACAAGTACGGCGGTGACAGAGTAGGAACTGGAATATTCTATCTAAATGACAATTTCAAAGGCGGCGAAACTTACTTTCCTAAACACAACGTAACTGTAAAACCAAAGACTGGCTCTTTCTTGTATTTTCAACAATGTTATGATGAAGCAACAAATTGGTCAACTATTCATGAAAGTACAAAAATAACTTCAGGCACTAAATGGATTGCCAGTTGCTTTTTTAGTGACAGACCTCGAGTAGGCTGGAGTCCAAGAGACCATTTGTATGATAATAAGTGATTGGAAACCTTTTTACAAATATGACAATGACGGTACTCCTAATTGCATGTCGCAACAAACATATGAGCCGTTAATAAGTCCTGACGGAAAAACATTCTGCGCCAACTACGATTGGCAAAACAAATATCAACGTATGTGGCAACCCAATCGTGTTGGTTACACAGACGAAGTTGTTGATTATTTTTTCTTTAAAGAAATAGAATATGCACAAAAGTTTAGTAATCGTTCATGGGCTCCTGAAATAGTTGATATAGACCGTGTGAGTAAACGAATATTTTATAAATGGTACGGACCAACTTGTAACGAAATACTCTATACAGGCAACGCACTTCCAAGCGATTGGAAACAACAAATTCGCAACATTATGATAGATGCATACTCTAGTGGAGTTTACAAACTTACTATGTATCCTCATTGTCATTTTTATGACAGTGATGGCAGGATGCATGCCATAGATATGTACGGATGCGTAGAGGTCGATGATCCTTTTATTGAAGCCAAATACATGGATGGAATTATACATAGTACAGCTCAATTTAGATTAGATGAAACGGGTGATTTAGTTAACGGTAAGTATAATTTAGAAACTATGTTTAAGCAATCACTTGGCGTACATGTTAAATGGGGCAAAGAAGATATGCGTTTTATATATGAGGAAATGTTCAATGCCTAAAAGAGTTGGATCTACACTAGGATTAATTGACTGGGAAAAAGTTATAGCAGACATACAACCTCATGCCGGAGACTTTAATAGTGTGACCAGCGTTGTAGACAGAAGTGAGGCTTCGGCAGTTGGTGATCAAGAATTATTAGGATCTTATAGAGAAGTTATTGGTACTTGGGAAAAAGCTGGCTACGATTTAAAACAAATACAATGGTACGACTACTATCCCCAAGAACATTTTGATATAAGTGTGCAACAAGTATTTGAACAGATGTTTAACATTAAACCACGCAGGGTATTTGTTAGTGAAGTTATGCCAGGTCGTTGTGTGCCTTATCACTGGGATGTAGAAGATCACGAAAAAGAATGGTTAGCAGAAGGCGAACTTGTTCGCTATGTTTGTTTTATGGATAAGCCAAAATTTGGTCATGTTCTTATATTAGAAGATGAGTGTTTTTATAATGTTGAACAACACGAAATATATGAGTGGAATTGGTACAGGTCACATCATGCCGGCACTAACTGTGGATCAGAGCCATACTATCTATTTCATTTCTTAGGAACTAAAAAATGATTGAATTTGTAGGTATATGTCCAATAGCATGGCAAGCACTAATCCAACATCTTGAAAAACAGCAACCGTATGTCGGGCCTAAACACAAGGAAGGTGACGATATACCAGGTCTAAACGAAGTTACAGACTTATGGAAAAAAGCGGGGTATGGTCCAACAGTTAGTTGGGATATGTTTTATCCCGGAGATCATTTTGATATTAAAATAGTAGACAAGTTTGTTGAATGGGCAGGTATGGAGTCTTACACTAATGCGTGGGTTAGTCGAATTCATCCAGGTTACTTTGCTCCGCAACACTGGGATGTGCAGGATGACGAACCTTTACCAGACACTATTCGTTTTCATGTACATATGAGTCAACCACAGTTTGGACATATTTTTATAGCTGAGGATAAATGTTTATATAATCAGCATCAAGGAGCCACATACAAGTGGTCTAGTCGTAAGGCATGGCATGCAGGAACTAACTGTGGACTAGTTCCAAAATACATTTTTAATATTTGGTAATATCATGGAAGAAAAAGTAGTCATTACAGAACAATTTTATTTAGACAAGTTTATGGAAATTCAAAGGCAAAATGTAGTGTTGTCTAATTTGCTTAGAGATATTCATGCAGATTCATATCTTAGAAAAGCAGTTGAACATAAATTAGGCTCTAGTGCATTTGATATTTTAAAAGATACGCCAGCCTAATGAATAAAATTAAACAGTGGCAAGATAAAATTGAAACAGTTTCAGGAAGTAAAACTTTCTGCATACTACCATGGATACATTTTGCAACACGCCCTAACGGTGATATGAGATTGTGTTGTAGTGCAAATGCCAGCGGCGCCGGAGAAGATCATACCGTTGGTTTAGTTAAAAACGAACGAGGAGTTCCAGCTAACTTTGGACGTGAAACTCCTATGAGCGCATGGAACAACGAGTACATGCGAGATGTTCGTTTAACAATGTTAGAAGGTAAAATACCTGCCAGTTGTAGTAAATGTATTGCTGAAGAGTCTCGAGGTGTTGCCAGTAAACGCATTTGGGAAACAGGCTCTTGGATGGAAGAAGGTATTGATGTAGAAGAATTGATAGCTCAAACAGCAGAAGACGGTACTGTGCCAGAGAAGTTAGTTTATCTGGATCTTAGATTAGGTCATACTTGCAATTTAAAATGTGTTATGTGCAGTCCGCATGATAGTAGTCAATGGGTGGGCGAGCATAAAAAAATATATCCTTTGTTTCAAGCAAAAGAACTTAAAGAACAAATGGCTTGGGACAGGAAAGATTTTAATAATTTCTGGCACGAGAATCCAGACTTCTGGAAAGAAATGTATGCCCAGATTCCTAACCTAAAACAAGTATACTTTGCAGGCGGCGAACCTTTAATGATTAGAGAACATAAATGGTTCTTAGAAGAAATTATTAGACAAGGATACGCAGATAAGATCCTTATTCGTTATAACACAAATGGATTATTAGTAGATGATGAAATTATCGAATTATGGAAGCAATTCAAAAAAGTTAAAGTCGGCTTTAGCATTGATGCTGTCGGTGACCGCAATTATTATATACGTTATCCTAGTGACTGGGATACTATCGTACGAAATCTTCACAAGCTGGACAACACTCCCGACAACATCCAAGTTAGTATTGCCACTGCTATACAAATATTAAACATCAAACACTTGGCAGAGTTTGCTAAATGGAAAATAACACAAAACTTTAAGAAAGTAAATTTAGAAAATACTGTAGGTGGCATTCAAGCTGGCGGCGGCATTTTTAATATGCATCTCTTATACATACCAACATTTTTAAGTATTAGGCTATTACCAAAAGCAGACAAAGAAGAAGTGCGTAAGAGTTTTGGCGAACTTGCTAATTGGTTGCATACTAACTACAGACAAGATACTGATTTTTGGAAAAAGAATCCTTATGGTTGGAAACGATGGCTAGCAGTATTAGATTTTATGGATGCCGAGGACCACACAGCCCAACTACCAGCATTTCGAGAATATATAACTACACTTGAAAAATCAAGGGGAACAGATTTTAAATCTACGTTTCCTGAACTATCACACTTGCTAGATTATTCAGTCGAAGCTTCTTGTGTTTAAAGATAGGGTCTTTTAAAACTTCTTGAAAGTTTTTAAATTCAGGGTGTGCAGAATTCCAAACAGTTCGTTGCCTATAAGTTTCTGCATCCCATGTATTCCAGTCAATAGCTAGTTGAAATCCTATACTATAAAATCTTGGATATCGATGTAGTATCAAGTTTGCATAATCAACCATTTCTTTGTAATTTAAATCCTGTACAACAAACTGTGTCATAACATAAATGTTAGGGAAGTTTTCTAACTGATGGTTAATATAATCGCAGTTATCTAATAGTGTTTGCCAGTGTCCGCCGACCCTAACAATATTATAAGTAGTTTCTTTCGCAGCATCAAAACTAATTCTTAAGGCTCGTATCTTGTTGTGCCATTTTGATATTCTGTTCCAGTTTGTAGGTGTAAGCAACACTCCATTAGTTTGCAGATCTAGTATAACATTAGGCCAAGGTGTTGGATCAAACGTAGTTAAAAAATCTCTAAAAATCTTCGATCCAAACGGATCTCCGCTGCCTGTTATTTCTAACACAATTTCTTTATCGTGCGGCTTGTCAAATATAAAATTAATAATTTTTTTGTGTAGTTCTTTTTTACGTTCATATTCAGGCCCGCTAGTGTCATAAATTTTTCTAGTTCTGCAACTAGGGCAACTTAGATTACAACTTAAATCATTTTCAAAAAATATCTGTGATGGATATTCGTCTGCTTCTGGAGTTCCAATTCTCTCAGGTAAGCTGTTATCTGCTATATCGTTGCAAACAGAATGATTGCAAAATTTAAAACTAAAATCAAGTATTGAATTTCTTATTTGTTTGGCTTTTTCACCGTGCCAAATTTCTTCCAGTGTATTGTCGTACAAGTTGCCTACTTGTTGCGGAAGCCAAGAACTACAACAAAGCCAACAACTACCATCTTCTTTAATGGCAATTGATTTAAAGGGCCGTTCACAAAACTTGCCCTTTAAGTCTTTTACAATAGGAATTATTTGACTAGTGAGGCCCATATTACTTTAAAGTCTTCTTGATCTTTTGCTTTAGGTGTACACATACCACAGCCACAACGCTGATTAGGACAAATGATAGGAGTTGGATTTTTTAAACGTTCTTTTAAATCTGCAATAAGTTTTTCACTATCTTTAAGATTACCAATTGCACCTATTTTTTCACCGTGTAATGCTCGACAAGTTTGATGGTGATATACGTCTCCAAACTCTTGATTAATATGTAGGAAATACCAATCAACAGTACAACTCCAACCTTTGAAGTGATTGTCAATTAGTTTAATGTCTTGCCATTCATTGTCAACTTTTCCTACAAGGCATCTGCCTCCACAACATTTACGTCCAATATTTGTTCCTTCGTTACTGTCGCTTGCGGAACCTTTGAAGTTAGTTTTCTTCCAAAACCACTCCTGTTGTTCTTTACTGTACACATGACTAGTGCGTCTGTTATTTCCGTCGGCATCTATAAACCAACCACTAATGGCTCTGTTACCATCTCCAATAGGTACGGGGTTATATTTGATACCTTTAGAATCTAGGAAGTCACAAACTTGTGTAACTTCGTCCCAATAGTCAACATGCAGCATTACATTCACTTGTAGCCATAGATTAGTTTGTGAAATATCAACTATGTTTTTTAGAACACGATCTTTTAGTTTTTTATCTGCTTCTGGATGATAGCTGATAGATAAACCAAATAGATTATCTAAGACCGTGTCCATTCTTTTATAGTGCCAGGTTCCATTAGTTGTTAGACTTAAACGCCACCTGTCGTCAATGTTTTTAATTTCTTTAATTAACTTCCAAAAGTTAGGATTGTTAGTAGGCTCGCCACCTGTGAAATCAATGCCTGGATCATACACAGGATTGACTCTGTGGGCTGTGTAAGTTTCGTACCACTCTTTTGCAAAGTAAAATGTTTTTAATAAGTCTCCTAAGCTAGAGTGTTTACTATAGTTGTTGTGTCTAGTTGCATCGCAGTAAGTACAGTCGTAGTTACAACGCCTGCCTGTATCCCAGGTAATCATCATACTAGATTGAACTTTTTCATTAATTGCTGTTGTCTTTATCATTTTCAACCTTTGTTAAAGGAATGTCTGCAGCGCAGGTACAGAAGTTACGGTCACAAGTTACGGGTTCGCTAGGAGCAACGAAGTTGCCTTCATATATGTTGCCTAGACTACCACCGACTCTACAAGTCGCTCTGTGTACATCTCCGTCCCAATTTATCATTAGACTTTCTATACCTGCGTTGCAAGTCCAACCTTTAAATTGATTTAATTTTAGTTTAATAACATCATTGGCGTGTTTTTGTTCAATGCGTTTGTTTTTATAGAATATAACAGTATTAGGTTGTACAGTTGCTTCGTGTTCTTTAATCCATTCTAAATCATGCAAATTATATCGCATGTCATCAAAAACATCATGATCACCTTGAGTCCAACGTATGCGTCTTAATGTGCAAGGAATTTGATCAGACATACACCGTGCATATACTGTCATGGCATTTAGCATATGATCTGGGTGACACATAATTTGTGCCACTAATTTAATCTTAGTCATATCGGCAAGTTTACTTACAGTATTGTATACACGTAACCAATCGTATTCAAAATGAATACTAAACACATACTGATCAACAGGTAGTATGCGATAAAATTCATAAGGAAGAGTTCCGTTAGTTGTTACACTGATCCAGTGTATTCCTTTAAAACGAGCATACATTATAAGTTCTTGAAACTTAGGATGTACGCACGGTTCTCCTCCTGTAAAACTTAAACGTATAGGTTTACCTAATGCTGATAGTTTATCAATGGTAGTTTTAAGTATTTCTATGTCAGTATGGGGACTAGTGTTGTCGTGAATTTCTGCTGGACAATAACTGCAATCGTAGTTGCAACGTTTGCCAATATTCCACTCTACTTTGATCGAGTTTGCATGGTCCCAACGATTGACTACTTTATACATAAGGTGCAAACTCCGGAATCACATCAAGTAAATTTTGTCCTCGAGTCGCATCAAGACGTTTGTTAAATTCAATGAACTCAGGCCACATGTGACTTAGATCTTTAGCTTGAAGATAATTGATATTGTCCTGTATTTGTTGATGTGTAACTTTTCCTAATAGAGTATTTTTCTTAACTGCGTCCCATTCATCAATTTGTGACTTTACTGCTAACAATTTTGTAATTGCCAGGGCTTTTAAATCATTTGGTAAGACTTGTGCTGACAAACAATTTGGATAACTTACGCGATGACTGTAAAACACAATACCCATGCTATTAATGAAATAATCAATGCATTCCGCCGCCTGTAGTATGTTGCCGCCTTGTGCTGTAAATGCTCCGACGACTCTACTAACATTTGGTATCTTTTGTATTTCTCTAATGTTAGCCTCCACCTGACGAAAGTCACCGTTACCACGAATGTAATTGTAAACATCATGAATGCCGTCAATGCTGACATTAACGGCAACACTTCTAAAACTTGGCCAATAGTCATGTATAGTTCTTCCTTTGCTTATTCCCAGCGTTGTGCCATTTGTGGCATACTTGATTTCTATGTTAGCACCATAAGGTTTTAACATATCTAGTATTCGATAGTGCTGAGGATCCATTAATGGTTCTCCTCCTGCAAACTCTACTCTTTTAAAATACGGTAATAATTTTTCAAAACTTGCCCACCACTTGTCTGTATCATCAAACGGGCCAATGTACTGTCCTGGCTTTTTAACCAGTCTCTCAACAGTAGGTACAAGATAGTTATTTTCTTTTTTATAGAAAGAAACTACGCTGTCCCAATCTTGCCAACTAGTGCTGTCTAGTGGATTACACATACGGCATTTTAAATTACACAAGTTATTAAGTTTAATTTCCATAGTAGGAAATTCAAACGGCATAGCATAGTCGTCAGTTAACGCACTTAAAGCATTTGGGTATAAGTTAATACGTGCTTCGGGGATAACACCGTTAATGTGTCTCTGTCGCAAACTTTCAACTCCTTGATCTTCTAAATCAAAACAAGGTTTACATACATCAGGGCGTTCACCATTTAGTACTTTTCTACGAACGTCCTTCATCATGTGTCCGTTCCATATATTTTCTAAGCTATCATCTTGTATCCAGCCAACAGGCTGACTACGGCAACAAACTTTAATTGCACCGTCTTCTCTTGTTGCTAGTCCTGTAAAAGGATGCATACAGAATGTTTTACTGTTGCTCATATATGTAATTAAATATTTTTTTAGATATTTGTTCGTGAGATGCTATCCCAGGATGTGCGTTATCGAGAGCTTTATCGATTTCTACTATAGAATTATGATAAAAATTTTCAATGTTTAAATAATCAGGTTTGTCATCATACGAATACGCAGGACAATGTAGGTACTTGACTTTTAAATTTTTGAGGTATAAATCTGCATGATGAATATAAATCCAAGTACGTTGCGTGTAATCTTGATCGTTTATAGATAAAATCCATTTTTTTGCAAACCGATCTCTCATCCATATTCCTAATCGTCGATATAGTTTACCGAACGGTTGAAAATACATATCCCTGGGAGGAACGGTCCACATAATAACTACGACATCGTCTTGTTCAAACTTAAAATTAAGTATTCGGTAAAGAATTTCTAAATTGCTTGAACCGGGGTAACTTTCATTCTTAAGCTGGTAATTTAGTTTATTTGCGAGTAAACTTGGCCATGCAAAATTACTTGGGCTACTCCATTCAGTACCCGTGTCAATACAGTCAGGTAAACCCAGACCGTATGTAAACGAACATCCAAACGTTATTAATCTAGGCATGATAATGCCCACTGGCGTTCTTGACACCAAAAACATTTTCCACAGACAGGCACATATTGTCCAGGTGTATAATTTTTATAATTAATATCTTCAAATTCGCCTTCGCAACTACGTGTTATATTAAACAGATCCATAATACCCAATGCCTTATATTGTAACACGATCCATGCCTTGTCTACAAACCGAAATGGATGGCTAGCAACCTTGTCCATGTGTATCATGTATTCTAAATGTTTATTTTCTTCAGAAGGTTCTATGTCTCTTTCTAACATGCCGTTAAACTTTGCCAAACGAGGATTTCGAGTAACACCGTTATAGTAAGCATCGCAGTTTTCATAAAAACACACATATTCTGCAAATGCACGTTTTTCAATGTTATCGCCCGAAACTAATTTACCATATTCGTCTGTTAGATTGGGGCCCACTGATCCGTACTCTAATTCTGGAGATATAAAATTAATGTGTCGTTTAAAATTTAATAATGGAAACTTTTGTACAAGATATTCATAAACACGTAGACTATCCCATTGTTGCCACGGCCGAGTTTTCCAACAACGTATATGGCTAATAATATGTATATTAAATCCAGGCGGTGCCATACTACATACCATATATGCTAAAAGTGCGCTATCGGCGCCACCACTAAGGCTAATGGCAACGGCGTTCCATTTTGGATCAAAGGGTATAGTAACTTGGCTCATGATATATTTACGCCATTATAGTAGCACATAAATATTTTATGATCAACGTAACCATGTGGCAATGCCCAAAAGACTTAATCGAACGGGCCTTAAAAGAACACCCAATTGACAGTAGTCGTACTACCTTAAACAAACCAACCGGCAATTTTTTCTATGATCGCTGGGAAATCAAGGATGAATTTCGAAATACTGCTTGGGAAGAAGTTCTAAACACATTGCCCTATACAATTGGTGAAGCTCGTGTGATTACTCTAGAACCTGGTCAAAGTTATATAGGACATGCTGACATTGACAATCGCTGGCACTTAAATTTAACAAGTCGTCAATCTTACTTAATAGATTTAGATAACGAAAAAATGTACAAACAATCTAATGATGGACATTGG